GTATTCATTGAAGTTTTTTTGTAAGTTACATTTGAATTAGCGTAATGAGGAAATATTTTTGTACAAAAAGCTTGACCTGTAGCTTCATTCTCTGTGTCTCCTACCATTTGATCTGAATCAGCTATTTTGACTACATCTATTACTAAGTTGTTTGAATCTAAAACTGCATAAGTTGCCATAAATTATTCTCCTATTGATATCTATACCTTATGTAAACTACTCCAGAACCACCCGCAGCACTAGTACCTGGGTGCACATTTCCACCGCCGCCAGTGCCTGTATTATCAGTTACTGTTGTAGGCTCATAGCCACCTTCTCTTCCTAAATAACCTGCACTAAATTGAGAACCTGGTCTGTTAGATCCACCACCGCCTGCTAGTAATAATGCTTTACTTGCACTTGGTCCATTTGGTAAATTTTGTGGAATAGAATTTCCTAAAACATAACAAATTACTCCAGCCATAGCTCCACCGTTTGAAGGATCACTTGTACCATTTGCACCTCCTCCTGCTCTTCCTCCAGTTGTATGACCTGGTCCATTTGGTTGACCTGAATGTCCTTGTTCAGGAGTTGTTGGAGAACTTGGAGCGGGACCTCCACTATTAGGTCCATTCTTTCCGCCTCCGCCGCCTGATCCCGCAGCACTTGGTGCATCACTATTTACAGCGCCACCACCTCCGCCTCCGGAAGTGATTGTAGAAAAACTTGAAGTTCCACCAGTTCCTCCACCTTGATTTAAAGTAGCGCCTGATCCGCCAGAACCAACAGTTATTGGGTAAGATTGTGCAGTAACTGTAATTCTACTATTGTCAGCTCTATTGTCAATATAAGAAATACCAGAAGAACGGTAGCCTCCTGCTCCGCCTCCACCTCCCGGGGCTGACTGTCCACATGCACCGCCACCGCCACCACCGACGACAACGTATTCAACTTTATCTGATTCAGGTGCTCCTGTTCCAACTGCTGTAACTGTGAATGTTCCTGATGTTTTAAAAGTGTGTACTTTGTAATCTCCAACAGTTGTAATTGTACCACCTGTTGCAGTTATAAAAGTTCCTCCAGTAACTCCAGTTGAAGCGTCTATGATTCTTCCTGATGAGTCTACTGTGATGTCTGCAGTTGTAAAACTTCCTACTGCTGGTTTAATTATTCTTGGCATCTATCCTCCTTAGTCTACCATCTCCACATAAGAAACATGATAAGCTAAGTCGTTGGCAGCACCAGCTGTCACAGCGATTATATCTGTTTCATCTAAGTAGATTGGTCTGCTGATTAAATCTAGTGTTGAATCTGCAGGCACTGAAATTGTACTTGCGATTTTATAATAAGTTGATCCATTGTCATTACTAATTTCTACTGTTGCATCAACAGCGTTAGTTCCATCAATGTTTGCTAATAATATTGAATCGATTCTTACTGCAGTTTCTGCAGGAACATCAATCATAGTAGTTCTGTTTGTATCAGCTAAACTACCCATAGCATTTTTGGGTGTGATTGTTGCTATGTTAACTAAATTAGGTGTTGCCATTTTTTATTCTCCTCCCGAATTAATACCCGAAAACCATGGAAAAGACAATACCTTTTCCGTCAGTAGTTACAGTTTGTGTTGAACTTGTTCCAGTGGCGTTTGTTACTTTTGCTCTACCAGCGCCATTTGGTGCTATTACTACGTTTCCGTCTGATGTAGAAACTATAGAATTTCCATTAACATCTAAATTACCGCCTAATTGGGGTGTTGTATCATCAACAACATCTCCACCAAATTCAACAGCAGTTATATTAGGATTAGTAGCATCATCAGCTTGAGCATAGGCTATAATAGTTTTACCATTAGCAACAGTTGCTGTTGTTCCAGATCCTGAAGCATATTTAAATACTACGTTTTGAGATCCTGATGTTGAATTTTTTAATATGTAAAAAGTTTGTACATCTAAAGGTATTGTTACATTTCTTGATGCAGTTATTGTACCTGTAAATTCTAAAACTCTGTGAGCAAGAGCTGCACCTGTTGAACCATCAGAAACACTTAAAGTTATATCAGCGTCTGTTGCAAAATTAACGGCAGTATATCCACCTGCTATTTGTTCAAAAATTTGTAAATTGGTATTTGTTTTCGTACCCCATGTACCGGCGTTTTCACCAGTCGCCTGAAGTTCTATACCTAAAGGTGTGTAAGTTGATGCCATAATTTTTTATCTCCTATGCAACGTCACTATAACTTGTATTTGACCCAGTTGCAACATCTGAAATTGATGTATTATTACCGGTCGATACTGGGTTATATGATGTATTTGAACCGGTGTCAACTGCTGTTATGCTAGAATTATCTCCAGTTGCAACATTTGAATATGATGTGTTTGATCCTGTTGGTAAGTCTTGATAAGCTAATACTCCAATTAGTCCCTCTGAAGACGTCATTTGATCAGAAGTTAATCCTACTGTAATTTCATCAATTGATGTGACAGAGCCTATTGAAGAAGTAGAACTTTGACCTGAAATAGGAATTCCTATTTCTACAGTTAGAGATCCTGAATTTGTAGTTGCAGAAACACCTGTTACATCAATAATTTGTGAATCATCAACAGTTAAATCTCCTATTGAAGTTGTTGCAGAAACACCTGTAATATCAGCAGGTCCAAATTCTAATCCTAAAGTTCCAACGCTAGTTGTTGAAGAAACTCCTGATATTGCAGCTGGACCAAACTCCAATCCTAAAGTTCCTAAATCTGCATTTGATACTTGTCCATCTAAAGTTTGAGTTGGACTAATTACAAAACTTAAATCACCTAAACTTGTAGTAGCTGATTGACTATCTAATTCATATGCAAACTCTTGAGTGATTGTTCCAAGATCTGCTGATAAACCAAAACCTACTAAATCTTGAACTACGTTAGGAGAATCACCCCATCCAAGTTCACCCCAACCATCTCTACCCCAACCAACTAATGTTCCTACGCTAGCTAAAGTTCCTAATTGTAATTCTGATGATTGACCTGTAAGTTCTGCTACTTCTTCTGAGAAAACATCAGGATCTCCATAATTAATTAACATACCGTCTTGTGGACGGTTTCCTATAGATATTGTGTATGCAACTTCAGTTACTACAGATCCAACAGAAGTGGTTGCAGATACACCTGTAGGTGTAACTAACTCATCTCTTCCTTCTCCCCAATCTGCAATACCCCAAGTTAATCTACCCCAACCAGTTTCATTAAATGATTCAGTATCACCTAAAGAAGTTGTAGCTACTTGACCATCTAAAGTTACAACAGGATCAAAACTTTCTCCCCATGGTTCATTGCCCCAAGCATCTCTGCCCCAACCTTGTTGAGCGGATGCAACAATTTCTCCAACACTAAATGTTGCAGAAACACCTGTTAGTTCAACTGTAAAACCACCATTCCAGTTTTCTTGGCCCCATGAATCAGAACCCCATCCGGATTCGTTAAAAGCAGAAACTTCACCTAAAGAAGAAGATGCAGATACACCTGTTAAAGAAACTGAAATGACATCATCTTGCCACTCGTTTGAGCCCCAAGTGTTAGTACCCCAGGTAGAAGCCATAAGGATGACCTCCTTATGCTATACGAATAATCGCGTTAGATGCGTCTGCTGTTGGGAATTGAATTGTGAAAGTTCCGCTTGATACTGTTTTGTCACCACCGAATGCGATAACAGCAACAGCTTTGTCAGACTGTGAAGAATTATATATTAAGCAACCATTAGCTGTGAAAGATGCAGAAGTAAAACTCACATCAGCAAAATCACAAACTGCAGTTGAACTATCTAAAACTGGAGTTACAGAAGTAAGTGTTGCACCACCTGCAGTATAACCTGTTCCAGAAACTTCATTAGAAGTTGAATAAGCAGTTGTACCTGCACCTAAAGATGCAGAACTTGTAAATAAAGCTAGTTTAAAAGTATCACCGCTTGATGCAGTAAGATTGTGTGTACCAACTAAAATCTCTTGTTTGAAACTGTTACAAATTGCCGATGTAATTGCCATAATTTATATCTCCTATGGGTTTGCCGATGGTACTGGTATTCTAACTGTACCGTCTGTGTAGTCGTCTCTTTTACGTCTACCAAGTTGTTCAGCAGCAAACTTCTCCATTTCCTGTTTATACTTATTTTCATAGAGTGTCAACATATCTATTGGGCCTTTTAAGAACCCATATGCTTCCACCAAACATGCATATAGTAAGCCATTACCAAAATATTGGCTTATATAAGTCGTTGTATTTGAGCTTGATAATCCATCAGGGATAGCTTCGTAGTGTATTTTAAATACGTAAGTTGCATCTGGAGCTGG